TGGCAAACTCTACTTGAAGTCCGTCTTTGATTGCTTTAATCTTAGAAGTTCCTGGGTTAGTAATATTACCAAAGGTAATAACTAACGTAGCATCATACCACATTGACATACCTCCTTTATTCTGTAATTTAGGCATTCCCATCGGCGATTCAGGTTTCATAGTCCAAACCTTGTTGATAGCTACCATCGTATTAGTATAAGGAGAGTTCTCTTTACGAGATAAAAGAATCTTTTGATTTAGGTTATTACCGAATTGTGTCGACATTGCTCCTGCATTCCATTCGTTATTATTCTTATTAGAACGGACGGATAAGTCACAGGGTACTGAGCCGATACTATCCCAGAAGAAACACATATCAAAAGGAAGATTACCTTTCGCCTGCTCATCCATAAGATCGGCAATATAAACAGCTACTTCTTCTATTGTATTTAATGTACCTCTATCAGCATATAAAAAATGTCCTTCGTAATCTACTACAGTTCCTGAATCATCAAGTACTTCTTCAAACTCTAAACCCATTTCCTTAGCATGCTCCCAAGACCATTTCATCTCAGTAACTATAAAGACCGGTAATACTCCCATTTTTTGAGCATTTACTGCTGCCTCTAATAGCGCTGTGGTTTTACCAGTATCACTATGGCCACGTAACAGTGTTATGTGACCAGTAGGGATTCCTGGAAGTGAAGTTATATCTTGAAAAGCTTTAGATAGCGGTATCCAACCTTGTTCTTTAAACTTTACAGAAGAGTTTGAAAATCCTTTCTTCTTTTTAAAATTACCAAGGTTAAAAGATTTACGTACTGATTCAGTAGCTTTTGCTTTTGTTGCTTGTTTCTGTTTTGCCATTATTCGTTAAATAAGTCATCAAATTTACTAACTGTGTCTTTGTTGCCAGCCGTAGCTGATTCTAAAGTAAAGTCGGTTTTTTGCTGACCTAAGCTTTCTGGCAGTTTATCTGTATTATCTTTTTTATCCTCTGCTTGTTTATTTTCTTCAACTGCAGCGTTAGGATCTAAATACTCCTTTAACTTTCGTTTAATAAACTCGTAATCGTATTCAGAAAAAGATTCGATTGGGTTTGGTTGTTCTTTTAACCATAAATCTACTTCATCATTATTATCTGATAGTGGAGTTTGTTTAGGTTTAATTCTAACAGTAGTTTCTGGGTATGGATTACCTTGTACTTTTTCTACTACCATATCCCATCCGTTGATAACATCAGTAAAGTCACCGATATCTTCATCTTCTGCTAAAGCAAGCAGTGCTTTGTAGATTGTGACACCAAATCCCCATAAACGCACTCCCTTTTCTTCCTCTCCTCTAACCACTACGGGTGCAAAGATTCTAGTTTTAGGGTAGAGTTTACCTGCTAATGACCAATTATCTTTATCGTTTGTCTTTTTTAACTCTTTTACAAACTCTTCGATTGGATCTTGTTTACCGAAGTTTGATAAAGCAATCATTGGGAACTTCCCTATGTTGTAATGAAACTTCAATTCTGTAAAAGGGTAGGTAGGATTGAAAGCAGACGGTACAATACGAATTGTCTGTTTTCCTAGTTCAGGTGTCCAAAATATTTTGGAATAATCGGTCTTTTCTCTATTTTGACCGTTGTTGTTTAACGCATCTAATTTTGCGCGGATAGCATTAATGTCCATATATAACTAATTTTAAATATAACTTATTATTAAGATAAGAAGAAAAAATTAAATAACCAACTATAGGTCAATAATTTTATACAACTTAGTATTGACTCTTTTGAGTTCTGGACCTTTGGTAAGAAGAACGCTATTGCGATAATCAATCCAGTTAATTCGATAACTTGTATCTAATACTCCCCCATTTAGGTCTTTGATTAAAGTATTGAGAGCATTAATTGTATATAAAGTATTCGTTTCTTTTTTTCTATGTACTAGGATAGTATTATCTAAAAATGCTCCTACATTTCCAAAATCTACATTATAAGTACAAATGTATTCATCTTGGCTTTTAGAATAAAGTACAAAAATCTTATTATATATAATTTTATACCTATCCTGGATAGAGGCTAGTACATTATCCAGGTCTTCTTCAGTAGAAAAAGTACAAAACAGCTTATTGCTCATATCTTCACTGGTAAAAAAAGGTTCGATGTCGTAGTCGAACTTCGGTCTTGTTGCGTTTGTTATCATATATAAATAGTTGTGCTGATCTATAACACTAAATCTGTGCTGTATTTAAATTTTATAGGGTATCTCCCCTGTTTTTCCATTATTCCTTTAATGTCTTCTAAAACTTGCTTGCCATCCTCTTTACTAAAATCAAATAAAATAGCATCGTATGTATATAAAGTAATAAAGGATTTTTTATCTCTTAAGTACTTTAAGATATCTTTTAATATAATGATATTATTTGAAGTCTCCAACGATTGCATCATATAATTCATCAGCTTGGCCGGATTCATATCTTTGAGTTCCTTAGTAAAAGCTTTTCCAGATTGAGGATTAAATACTAATCCAAAAGAATTATACTGTCCCCACATAGAATCAATGTATTCTTGTATTTCTACAAATATTTTAAGATTTTTATGCTCTTCAGGTATTTTTCCATAAATGGCATGAAAATTAATTTGTTTTGCTTTTGCATATTCTTCATCTGTAATTTCATCTTTATCAAAATACAGTTTAGCCAGTTGTTTATGAGCTGATTCGTCTGTTAACGGGTAATCTAACTGATCAGCAAGAAGTCTTAAGTGGTACCCATCAAAATCAAACTCTACGAAAAAGTCGTTTTGAGGTTTAAAGCATTTTCTATACTCCTCTGCTTTAGGAATAGCTGCGAAATTTACTGAGTTAAATGTATTTGTAGGTCTAGATGTACTATTATATAGATTATAATCGGTATATACTACATTATTGTAAGTATTGAATATTGGATTTTTAGGTTTAAACATTTCGTTAAATCCATCATATATTATTCCAACTCCGTTTTGCTCTAGTAAGTAAAATACATTAGTTGCAATTTTATTATAAAAATAAAAACCTTCTGGTATTTCTAATTCAATACTGTCTTTTATCTGATTGTAGATGTCTTCACATCTTTCATGCAATTTACTAATAGGTATTACCTTATTAATATCAAGCTTCTCACTGTAGTTACGGTAGTACCAGTCAATAGTACTGTTGGAAGTATTATACTCTAATCTTTTATATAAGTTCATAGAATATACTAACGATATATCTATAGCTCTCTGTAAATTAAAGTGGTAGAGTAAGGTCTTTTTATTTAATGTATATAGTTTGTCTGCTTTTAAGAGAATATCGTAGACACGATCTTTATCTACATTAAGTCCATCATCATGAGAGATAGGAATAAAGTATCCTTGAGAATCTTCTACCGGTCTAATATAAATTCCTACAGTTGTAGTTAATTTAGAATGAAAGTAGTCATTAGTACTTACCACATCTACGTAGAGTGGAGATTGTACCTGGTTTTCTAACCATTCAAGCTGTTCTTGAGACTCTAATAAATAAAACATTTTTTATAACCTTTATTATAATATACGAAAATATTTCGTATCTACAACTTTTTTCCTGGAGAAGGTATAACAATTCCCATATCTTGTTTTTTGGGAAGATCGTCTTCTGGAAATTTAATATCTCTAACAAATTCTACAGGTCCGTCTATAAGTGCTTCTGCTCCTGGTAGTTGTTTTTTTAATTCTTCTAATGTCTTTGTATTTCTACTCTCTATACCTTCTAAAAAATATCCATTAACTGTTTTATCTTCAATAGGACCTACTACTAACCAATTTATACAAACAACTTTTTCGTACTTTTCTAAATTATTGGCCAATCTTAAAGCTTTTGCTTCAAGAATTTCCGATATCTTTCCTGTGGCGATATTTTTATAAAAACATCTTTTCATTTTTCCTGCTCGAAGTTCGTCAGAAGATGGAGGTAATTTAACTGTTCTAATTTTACTTTCCGAACTAAGTTGATTGCTGTTTAAATCTTCCCCTTCATCTCTATCTTCATCTGGATTAATTGGGAATAACTTAATAGCGTTACTAAAATCCCCTTTATTCAAATCTACACCTATCCTACTGAAAATTTCTCCGGTTGATGTTAAAATTACATCAGGGTTACCTGATTGTAAATTCTG